CTATGTCTACCATGCGTCCCTGCATGGTCCTGTACATTCTTTTTCTTGTGGGTCTTGCTACCATCTTAATATGCTCCTATTATAAATTACTTATCATCGCAGGAATTCGGTGATGTCCAAATTGTACAACATGGGATTGATCTTGTGTACACCTATCAGGAACAGGCAGAAACTGGCCACGCTGGATCCCCTACCAACCCCCCACACTATGTTGTTGGCCCTGAGTGTGTCCACGAAGTATATCAAGAACTGTAGCACTCTTATGAATTGCTTTTTCTCAAACAGTGAATATTCCAGTTGTACCCTCTGTCGTTCTTCATCGTTTTGACATTTCTCTAATAACCATTCTAATACGTCGATCTTATAATACTGACTTGGCATGTGCCAACGATCGATATTGTGTCTATCAAACTCTTCCAGGGGTACTCTTTCGGGCACTGCGTATATCATAGGTAGGTCAATCCCTAAATCTTTAAGTGATTTGTTGTACTTGGTAGTGTCGTCAAATAATAGTTTCGAGATGTCGAACTCTGGATCTTTGTAAAGCAAATCGATGGCATCCTCTTCCGAGAAGATTACATCACCGTGTTCATTTGTCTTTGTCTTTTCCGCCATCTAGCACCTTTGGGTTGAACTCGAATATTTTAGCATGTTCCTGGTGCTGTTTGTCAACGGAGATCCGTTGGTTGTTCCAACTGAAGTGTCCTGTGTATATGCCCTTGTCAAGTTCCTCATCATATGTAGCCGTGTCTGGCCTCAACCACCACGGATCGAAATTGCTGTATTTCTCCGAGAACCAGTCAGGCCTATCTAACAGTATAAGCTCATTGCTGTCCTTGTCAACCGTGTAGGTAATACCATCCCCTTGCCATGAGCTCAATGCTATCCGGTCTATGATGATCTTGCTGTCTAATATGCTGTTGGCTTTACAATAGCAAACCGCGGCCATGATCTGGTCATAGGGTGGTCTTGGTAATTCAATGAACCTGTTGGTGCTGTTTTTCCTTAAAACAGAATACAGTTTCTCTTCACGCCAGGTCGTCACGGTGTTGGCGAATACCTGTTCGAACAGGTTCTTGAGCCTGTCGAAGTACGCGGTCTGTTCCTTGAGGTCCGCTGTATGGGGAGTCAGTGATATCTCTACCTTGTATTCGTTGGGGAAAAGTTCACCATCGACTATGATTATTGATTTGAATCGGGTCTTCCAAGTGAAACTGCTTGACATCAGGAATATTTACTATTCCATGTTTATCAGGTCGCCTAGGTCTGGCTCGTTCCTCAATTTCTTGTTGTTCTTGTGCCACTCCTCGATCCTTCTCTCTCGGATGGCGTTCTGGTAGGTCATGAGTGCCTGTTGTAGGTTGGCCAGCATCTCAGGATTCCTTCCACGCCTCGCGATCGCGACCTTCCTTGAAAGTTCCTTGATGCGCTTGGAGATATCCTCCTCGCTCATGTTTGCTATCTCTTCTTGTAATGGATGGAAATACATCACTACCTCCTATTAGATGTAGTTGTTGCCCAACTGGTGCATCAGTATTGTCGTGCCCGAATCTGGTGACATGAATTCATAAAGGTATCTGCCTGAAGTGGGCACAGTGATTGTGTCTGAACTGCCGTCACCGCCTGACACATTTCCTGCCACCAACACTGCGCTGGGTATGGTTATTGTGTGTGCCGTTGATGCTACATTAACGTCCAGTATGATCCTGCCCAGTTTGCCTGTGGCTGGTAGGTTTAAAAATTCTAATGTGATAGTCCCAGATGTTGTCAGGGTCTGGTAGTGTCCGTTCTCATGGTTTAGTGTGATAGTTCCGTCCTTAAGACCATGTGCGTACACCGTCTCTGAGTTGTCTTTGAGCTCGGCATCCGTGATAAGATTGCCGGAGAAATCGTTCGAAGCGTTGAGATTGGCCTTGTTCGACTGTAGCGCCTCTATCTCGGTCTTGGCTTCCGTGAAGTTGTTCTTGATCGCGTTGAAGTTGTCCCTGAAGCCCTGTGAACTGTTGTCCTGTCCGGCCACCGGATATGTGCCGTCTATGTTTCCTGGTACTATGTTGCTTGCCATTATGTTATGTCCCTAAATCTTAGATATTTATCGTTCAATCTCTCCACCCTGACGACATCTCCGTTTGCGGGTACTGATGCGACGTTAAAGACAATAGTGGTTCGTTGATTGTCCACGTCGTGTGTGAGATGGTAATCTGTACCATCGCCGGTGTCATCACGTGTCTGTGTGGTACTATTCACTTTTACCAAAATATCTTCTTCGTGTACTATCTCGTTCAATTGGAATGACAATGTTGATCCGTCACCAGTGAAAGAAGTCGGTGACACCTTGCTCTTGCTGACAGTGTACCTGTCTATGATGAAATCTATGTTCTTGAATTCTAATTTCAAATCTTCTATCCTCTTCTTGAACTTGGCAGAAGTGCCTGGTTTGCAGTACAGTATGGGCACCGCTTTGATGTAGCCCAGTGGTCCTTTTGCGCCCGCCTGCTCGGTCTTCATCCACAGTGGCAAGAAAGTCCACTCGTCATGTCCCAGCGCCTTGATCCTGTCCCTCATGTTCTCCACGGCGTTGGGCCTGATGGTTGTGGCACCTGTCTCCACTCCGTCGTTGTTCACGAAAGGGTCTACCATGTCGATGTACACCACTTCGTACAGCACCGTTCCGCTCTGTTTGGCCACCGCTGTCTTGATGTCTCCGAACCACAATGTTATGGGTGCGTGGTTCAACTCCATCTGGTTCTGGAACGTGGTCAGCGTCTGCGCCTCCACGCCCGCCATCATCAGCATCTCCGGTCTCAGTTTCATACCGAAGTTTGAGTCCTCTGGACGATAGATCTCTTCCGGTGAGTTGATGTTGGGATCCTGTGCTATGTTGTAGAATATGTTCTGGTCGATGAATGATGTTGCGTGTCCCATCATGTTACCATACTCAATGGTGGTGTAGGGTATGTTGATAGTGATCGTGAATTCCTTGGTGGCCGCGGATTCCTGGTACTGGTCACTCACTGTCACGGTGAACGTGAAGGTCCTCGTGGAGTCCGTGAAGTCACTGGAGTCTATGGTTCCCACCAGGTTGCCCAGTGGTGACAGGGTTATTCCGGTCGGCAGTGCGCCTCCTGTCACAGAATATGATAGGACCCTGTTGGCTTCGTCCGCCACTGCCTGTATGGACAGTGTGCTAGGTATGTCGGCCGTGAGTGTGCCCACGTTCCTTGGGGTGGTGAATGTGACACCTATGTCTATCTCTCCCAGCACGGTCATTGTGAAAGTCTTGTCTGAGTAAACGTTCTGGCCAGTAGGCATGGTCCTGTTGGCTCTGATTATGAATGTGTAGTCCTGCGTTACCTCACCCTGTCTGGGTAGATAGCCATATATTTCTCCGGAGTTGGGATCAACCTGTAGACCCGTGGGCAGTGTGCCTCCCACTTTAGAATACACAAGATCGTTTCCCGTGGAATCAGCGTCATCCACATCTATCTTGATCACCATCTGGTTGTCGTGCCTGAAAGTGCCTAGGTTGCCGTCCGTGAGGAACACAGGTCTCCTCTGTGAAGTGTGATCCATGGTGATGGGGAATCCATTGATCTCGGTCATGTCTACGGTGATGTTTGGATTGTTCACGTTCCAGTATGCCGCAGAGTAGACGTAGATCGAATTTTCTTGTGTTGTGACCGAAGTACTGTCACTGACCCTAACCGTTATAGGGAAGGTCATTGCTATCTGCCTCGTGGAATCTTCGAAGTAGTCATCCGTGAGTTGGCATGTGCCCGAGAGCAATCCGTCCTCTCGTAGGGTCAGTCCCGGAGGCAGTATTCCTGAAATAACCTCGAATTTGATCTCCCCACCCAACCTCGTGTCCGTGTCAGTGGCCTGGAACTGGAAGTTCACGTACTCGCCATCCAACACCCAGTACAGTCCCACACGTGTGGAATCGTCTAACTGTAGTTGTCCTGACGCCGTGGTGAACACGGGAGCGTCCTGTCCCTCGATGTCTATTGAGAAAGTCCTGTCCGTGATCAAGGAACCGTCTGTCGCACGCACGACGAAGGTGTAAAGAGTTCTCTTGGCAACCTGTGCTGGCACTCCTGTAATTAAGCCTGATGATGTCAGTCTCATTCCGCTTGGAAGGCTACCTGCAATTAAAGAAAATGATGTGGCATTGGTCGCGTTGAGTTGGAATGAAGAGCTATCCTCCTCATTGAAAGTTCCTAGTTTGCCTGCCGTGGTCGTCCACACCGGTATTGCCATTGAATCTTACTCCTTACACGGGTATTTATTGGAGATCAGCGCCTGTCGTTCTGGGTGCGTTGCCAGTGTTCTATGTGCTGTCTTATGCCCTCACGATCCACGGGATCAGTGGCACGCTTGAGCTGTTCCTCCAGCCGTGCTATCTCTGACCGCGGTGATCTGTGATGTTGTCTACTGTGATTGGTTCTTCTCATCTAAAGTTATTAGTAGTCTACACTACTTTATGTTACAAGTCTATCAATGTCCTCTGGAACTTGAATATCAATTGGTTAGAAGAATTATTCGTAGCTCTTAATCTAACTTCTTCGTTCAGTATGTCCACTGTAAATGTGGCCAAAGGTGAACTGTGATTTGTTGTGGATCCAAAAACGGTTATGTATGCCTCTGTGGTACTATCCGCGCTTGGACCGTGTATGACGTTGGCCTCCACTATCTCGTATCTATCGGTTGTGGCATCTGATATAGAAATAAAATATTTGGCGCTACGATAAGCGGATGTGCTGAATGTGTCCATCGTGCCTGTGGTTGATGCCGCTAAAGGGGTAGAAGCAGTTGTGTTGTCATTGATGTCCGAGTGGTTCAGAGTAGCACTGGCGGTGGCGAACCCTAATTGGCCTGACCCATCTGTCTTTATGAACTGTCCTGTAGTTCCGTCTGCGGTTGGGAAAGCAAATCCACTTATCTTGACAGTTCCTGTGCCACTGCCTGACAGTTCCAGGTCAGCGTTGGATTGGTTGGTGAAAATCTGGTTGTCTTGTATTGTGACCCCGTCTGTCACAGCAGAGGTTGTCGCCGTGACTGTCGTGAAAGTACCAGCCAACGGCGTGGTGCCGCCAATCACTGTGTTGTCTATGGTACCGCTGTTGATGTCTGCTTTGCCGATAACCACCTGCCCAGTGCCTGAGGGTGATATGACAAGGTCTGAATTGGTCTGTGTCGTTTTGATTTCGTTGTCCTTGATGTTTATGTTGGAGTCTATGGTCACTCCTGAGTCTATTGTAACTTCACCTGTACCATTAGCACTCAATTCGAGGTCTGTGTTAGTGACTGTGGTTATACGATTGTCGCTGATCCTTAGACTGTCTATGTGTACCGATGAAGAAGCACCTGGAATCAATTTAATTGAATCGTTGGTCCTGGTAGCCTCTATGTTGTTGTCGTTGATCCTGATGGCCGGCATGGATATTGCGCCAGTTCCAGATGGTGCGAAAACTAGATCATCGTTGGACCTATTGGCCCTGATCTCATTTCCGCTTATTGTTATATCCTCGGTGAATAAAGGAGATGCATAAATTTCAGTGAACATGATGTTCACTTTATCCATCGCTGTTCTTAACGGATCACCTGTTCCGTCGTTTGCTGATCCACCTAGCTCTAATGCGTTGTATGCCATGTTATACCTTTATGGGTCTCCTCACCAGTTTAATAACTTGGTTGTTTGTGTTATTTACTGTTCCTAGCAACCTAACGTTGCCGCCCGAAATGTCCGCCGTGAAATCTATGGTGTCATACACGCTGGATCCGTCGCCGTCACCGTTGTCCACGCCACCGAAAACGCTGATGTAGGCTGTCACACCGTCATGCGTGACGTTGGCGTCTATCAACCTGTACCTGTCCGCCGTGGCGTCTGATACCTGCAGGTGGTATTTCACGCTCCTGTACGTGTTGGCGTCCCATGTATCCACTACCTGAGCGGAAGAATTACTACCCAAGACTGTGGCAGTGGCATCGTCGATGTGGGTTTGATCAAAAAGTATGGGAGAGGTGAACCAATCCAACTGTCCTGCACCGTCCGTTTTTAACACCTGTCCACTGTTACCATCAACGTGCGGAAGTGTTATTCCGTTGATCTTGATGTAGCCGATACCATTGGCCTCCAATTCTAGATTGGCATTGCTCTGGTTGGCGGAAATCGTGTTGTCAGTAATTTGTACACCTGTTGTGCTCAAAGAATCAGTTGTAATTGTTGTAAATGTACCGGCGGTGCCGGTTGCCGACCCAATCACTGTACTGTCAACAGTGCCCTCGTTCATGTCTATGTTTGATATTTTTATTGATCCTGTTCCCGCCGGTGATAGGACCATGTCCGAATTTGTCGAAGTTGTCTTGATCACATTGTCCTTGATGTTGATGTTTGAGTCAACGGTCAGTGATGAATCTATAGTGACCTGTGCTGTACCAGATGTGGATATTTGTAAACTATCATTGCTCTGGCTGGTACTGATCGAAGCATCTTTGATTTGTAAAGAATCTATTATGACCGAACCCGTGCCGTTTGGTACGAGTTTTATAAAATCATTACTACGGATGGCCTCTATGTTGTTGTCGTTGAATCTTATGGCAGGGAACGATATGGAACCGGTTCCCGCCGGTTTCAGCACTATGTCCGCGTTGCTCAGTGTTGAACTGATGTTGTTCTGGACTATGCCGATGTGCGACTGCACCGCGCTGGTGGCGTACAGCTCCGTGAAGTTGTTGTTGATCTTGGCGCCCGCGGTCCTGATGCTGTCACCGGTACCGTCGGCACCGCCCAATGTACCTAGGTCAATCGTCTGTTTCGCCATTTTATATCGCCTGTAGTATTAGTTTCTTCCAGATGGCAGTGGAACCGTCATAGTTGGCAGTGCAGATGTATAGGTTGGTCGCGTCCCAACTGATGGAACCCGCCACGTCGCCTGTGGCACCCGTCGCTGTTGGTGTCTTAGTGGTTGTTATAACCAATCTGTCTGCGTTGACCTGTACCTGTCCTGTCCCGTTTGGATCCAGTATGATGTTTCCGTTGGTGTCAGCACTGAGTAGTGTGTTGCCCGACATCTGTAGGTCACCCGCCAACTCCGCGAAATTGGTGTTGATCTTGGTCATCGCCGTGCGTAAAGTGTCGCCCGTCGCTGGATTTCCTGCTGTTCCTGTGTCTATAGTTAATCTAGCCATAATGTGTTATGCGTATTTATTAAATAATATTATGTTCATAGAGACGCAGAAGACCCTCAAACTGTTCAAGAGGGAGAGCAAACTGGGTGTTTGCCACACCGTGCGTCGCAACAACATCATGTACATCTTCAGGTGTGACACCTGTGGAGACACATTCAAAAAGCCCAAGAACATGATAGACCCTGACAGGATCAAAAAAGTTCACAAGCACTTCTGTAAGAAGTGTGATCTATAATCTCATCCACTGGATGTCATCGCGTCTACCCGTGATCCATCTCTGTAGGTCAGCGTATATGCCCGACTTTATGTTTGGTTGATCGAAGTACCAACGCAGGAAAGTGTTGCCTTCGAGGTATTCTCTTCGATTTATAAAGTAGAAATTTGTGCTTGGGAACCTACGGAAAGTCTGCCTCAGTTGGTACATCCATTCGTACTTGAGATAGGCCTTCATGCTCTGCCTGTCGGGATAGTTGGCGGAGTTCTTGTAGATGTTGTTCTGTATCCGGCTGGGTTCCGGCATCTCCCACTGCTGTGCGCCCAGGATGTCGAATCCCAGGATCACCACGTTCTTGATGCCACTCTCTGCCGCCATCAGCACCGCTGAACAGCCTGACCCCCGGTTGTTGGAGAAGTCCTCGGTCTTGATCTGGCCGCCCTTCTTGGGGTTCCCTCCACGCCATATCCTGTAGAGTTTCAGACCACGTGGACAGTCTGTCTCACGGTCTCCGTCACAGATGTAGTTCCAACGGCTGATGTCCTCTATGCCGTGTATCTGTGTGCTCTGGTCTGTGGCATCGTGCCACTGTTTCAATTCCTCGTACATGGGAGGGTTCACCGCCACTATGTGATCACACAGTTTGGGATGATCTCTGTAGATGGCGTTACATCCATACACCACACCCTGCTCCTTCAGTGTCTCTATTGGAAATATTTTTCTTGATTCACCGTTACCTATAACGAATGCTGTGTCCATCACACACCAAATGATTCACCACAACCGCATGCGGAAGTTGAGTTGGGATTTGATATCTCGAACTGTGAGCCAAACAGTTCCTCCTTCCAGTCAATCTTGGTTCCGGACACATAGAGCAATGACATTTCATCCACAACGAACCTGCCACCCTCCCATTCCTCTGTGTAGTCGTCCTTGCTCACATCGTCCTTGCTGTCTATGAACTTCCATTCATACTTGAAGCCCGCACATCCACCACCATTGACAATCAGTGAAACCGCCCACTTGTCTGGATTCTTCTTGAGTAATTTCTCCATCTGTAGTCTTGCAACGTCTGTGATTTCAAAAAGTTTCATACTGTTAATTATCTATCCTTGTTGCCCATGTTGTTGACACCGACTGCCAGCCAGAAGCGTGAGGCATCTCGTTTCTTCTGGAAACTCATATAGGCATTCTGGTCCTCCCAATGGTTCTTGGGATTCTCTATCTCTCCACTGGGTTCAAACCACCAGCCCCACTTGCCTTCGCAGTTGATCTGACACCATTCTATGCAGTCACCCATTATACCGTTGGAATTCATGTCTATGTTGAAGCGGAACTTCTTCATGTATCCGCAATCTTCCGGAACTTCGTCAAGACCGGGACTGACTCTTTTGACTCGAACTTTTCCAAATGATTTCCCCATCACCAAAAATACTCGTCCTTGTGATCCAGCAGTTTACGTATACACACGAAATCACCGATGCTGTAGTGTTCGCTGGTGTGCTTTTTAAATTCTTCATAGTTGAACCCATCTTTTAGCGTGAACCACATGACCTCTGTCTCACGTAGATCGAACACCTTTCTTATCTTGTCACAGTCATTTTTCCAAAATTCATACGTGTGATCCAGAGAAAACCTCTCGATACATTTAAGAAAAATATTTGGTTGTGGTTTCTGAACGTAGTTCCAATCATGTTGGAAAGTACTGGAATCGTGTATTTTCTCTTTGGACCATCGCCATGCTGGTCTTATGTGTTGTAGGGGCCATGCCTTGTTCATGCTGAAATACACTTCATCGAACATGGATAGGTCTATGTCTATGTTCCTCGTGGATGCCGGGCACCATATGAGATCTACTGCGATGTAGCAATTTTTATCCCTCGCCTCGTTTATGATCTCAAGCATCTCCTCATTGGAGTGCCATGGATTCGGGAATTCCACAAGTACCCTTGAATTTTCCTCTATGCCATCGAAGAAGTTCTTGAATTTTATTTGTTTTTGTCTAGTCACTTCACCCAGATAGTAGTAATACTTGTCTGCGAGATACACCTCGTCCGTGCGGTTTAGGAAAGACTCCAAAAAATTGACATTTCCCGCACCGTAGGTAAAATTATCAAATAGTTCTAGGTTACTCAATTTCAACCTTTTTGACTCACCAATCCATCTTTCAATATCTGCTCTTGCCTTTTGAAAATCTATGTAGTCCTTGACATCTTTTATTTTGATCTCACCTACGAAATCGTCGATTTCTTTGATAACGGGTGCCACGCATCCGTTGAACATAGTTCGTGCATCGTCATACACCTGTCTGAATGTTTTTTCTCTGGGGGCATAACCCCTTACATTTTCCTTTATGGTCTGGAAATGATCGTTGGCCAACAGCCATGCCGCTCTTTTAAGTTTGTCGGTGGTCTGTGTTATCCTCATATCCAACACACCCGTGTAACCAAAGTAACAGTTGTTAGGCAAGGTACTGTTGGTCACCTTGTGATTTTTTTCATCCACTGAGAATTCTATCTTTTTGAACTCATCAGTGAAGTCTTGATCGTTTATCTTGAAATATTCCACCTCTGTGTAGGACTGCTCGTCTCCCGGATCTGCTTTGTGGTGTTTCAGTACAATGTGATTATCATCACTTAGGTACTCTTTGTCCACACTCAGCACATCCTGGAATTTTATTTCTTTACCATTGAGCCACACATACACACCGGAGGTACCGACACTCTTGATCTTCAGTGCTATTTTTTCTATAGGAAAATCAAGCATCATCTCCAGTTGTCCTCCACGAACTTGTCCGCACACTCCATGGGGTTTGGAAGACCATGGAACACGGCCACCTTGTTGCCTGGTTCTATCTTGGCCGGTGTCCTGAACCATTTTCTTCCGTCCTTGGTCAGTAATTTAGTGTCCTTGAGACCCACCATCTCCCACTTGTATGATCTGATCCACTCTTGTGGCCACCAGTTGATGTCTGTCCTGGCCCTTTTCGTTATCCAGTCTTGGTCTCCGTGATTCTGTTGCATGATCTGTGCTGACCTATCTCGGAACTCGGTCCAGAGGTAATCCAACTTGCCGGCCTCCCATCTCATACAACTGGAGTTGGACAGTTTCCAGTCCTTTATCCTACACCTATTGAAATCCTGTATTATCATGAACTTACCAGCGTCGTGTGTGAATAGTGGATCTATGTTGTCGAATATCACCACGTCCAGGTCGAAGAATAATATGTTGCCCTTGATGGGCATCTCGGGTGCGAACATCCACAGTTTGCTCCACCATGATTTTATCCAGGGATCCTTGGGCAGTGGTACCACATTGATGTCTGCGTCCAATCCCGTGGGATCATCCGTGAGGCAGTGGAACTGGTAGGGCACCGTGGTGTGCCTCTTGACCATGCTGTTCAAAACATTGGCGTACTTGGGTATGTACTTGTTGCCCCACTTAACACATATTACGTGATTCATATCCTTGCTTTAACCCTTGTATTTGTATCTGTTTCCAATCTTCACTGTCTAGGGTGTAGGGGTATTCACACGAAACAAAATCACCCGTGGTGTAGATCTTTCTGATATTTAAATTGTTTTTCATCTCGTCATAGATTTCTAGAAAAGGTTTCTGTGGGAAGGCTGTCTCCATGTCCACCTGTCCCAGTTTGATGTAACCCAGTGATAATTTTGGGTCCTCCCAATCAAAATTATTGTTCTTCAGCCATTCACGAAACTGTGCCATTTCCTGTTTCTTGAATGAATTATTTTCGGTTATTGTCTGTCCCCATTCGATATCAAATTCTCCCGAGTAGTATTTCTGGTGGTTG